GGTTGTCCGCCCGAAGCCCTTGGGCTGGCCGTGCAAGGGGGCGACCGATGAAGGTAGCTTACTCCAGCTCTGAATTGAGCAACTTTCTCGGCTGCACCATCAGCACAGTTTTGAGGCGAGCTAAGCGCGAACGATGGGAGTCCCGCCCTCGTAAAGGCAAGGGTGGGGGGCGTGAATACCTCATTGCATCAATGCCCAGCAAAACCCGCGATGTGGTCGCCGACCAACTCACCCAGCAACTCAAGACTGTGAAGCCAACCCCGGCAATCAAGGCTGAAAATTTGCCATCCGAGCAAAGTATCCCACTCAAGGAATGGCAACGTGATATCCGCGACGCTCGCCTCGTGATTCTGCGTGAGATTGAATCCATCGGCTTCAATATCGGCATCATGAAGGCCGAGAAGAGATTTGCCGAGTTGGCCAAGGCCGGTGAGTTGTCTGACGAACTGCTTCAATACGTGGAGACTGCAAATGCCAAACGCGGCAAGGGCCGTGCTATATCAGCAGCATCCCTCCGTAACTGGCGTCGAATTTTGAAGAAAGACGGGGCTGACGCTCTAGTTCCCAAGGCGTCCCAGGGCCGTCCTATCCCGAAGTGGCTACCGGATGTGCTCAAAATATATCGCCAGCCGACCAAGCCCTCCATCGCGTATTGCCACGAGCAACTCGGAAGGATGGGAGTCAAGTTGCCGTCTCTTTCCACTGTGGAACGTGAGATCAGAGCGCTCGGCGTTGTCGAAGCCAATCGAGGTCGCCTAGGGCCGCGTGAATTGAAGACGATGCTCGCCTTCAAGCGGCGTGACACCAAAGACCTGCTTCCAGCCGATTGCTTTACCAGTGACGGCCACTGCATGGATCTGGAGGTTGCTCACCCTCGTCATGGTCGTCCGTTCCGCCCTGAGATGATTAGCGTATTAGACGTTGCCACCCGCGTCTGTGTCGGGTGGAGCGTAGCCTTGGCCGAATCCTCATTCGGAGTAGCCGATGCTTTGCGTTGTTCCATCGAACGCGGCTCCATTCCGGCCATCTTCTATGTGGATAACGGATGCGGCTACAAGAACGCATATATGGACAACGCCGCCACCGGAATCATGGACCGACTTGGTATCACCAAGATGCACTCCATCGCCTACAATTCTCAAGCTCGTGGTATTATCGAACTATTCAACAAGACTTGTTGGATCAGGGCCGCAAAAGAGCTTTCTACCTACGTTGGTTCTGACATGGATCAACAAGCCCGTCAGGCTATTTTTAAGCGCACCAGAAGCGACATCAAACTCAAGGGCAAATCTGACGTGATGATGTCCTGGGAAGACTTCATGAAGTGGGCTGAAGACCACGTTACAAAGTACAACAACCGCCAACACTCTTCCCTTCCCAAGGTCCGCGATCCGCAAACCGGAAAGCAGCGTCACATGACTCCGGCGGAATGCTGGGACAAACACATGGCCAATGGCGTTGAATTGACTTGGGCAGAGTCAGCAGAGCTTGCAGATTGCTTCCGTCCTTATGTGATCCGCAAAGTCAGCCGGTGCGAAATCAAGCTCTTTGGCGGCATCTATTTCAATAAGGCTCTCACGCTCCACCACGAGCAAGAAGTCCAGGTTGGTTACGACATCCACGATTCCTCGAAGGTGTACGTCCGCGACCTGGAAGGCCGTTTGATCTGCACGGCGGAACTCGACGCCAACAAGACCGACTACATCCCGAAAGCTCGCCTGGAAGAAGCGCGAGAAAAACGTGCTCTCGGACGCATTAAGCGCCTTGAGACGCATCGTAACGAGGTGCTTGAGGAACTGGAGGGCAAACAAGTGAAGGTCATCGAGGCCGAGCCTCTGACCGAGCGCCAGAAAGTTGTCCAAGCCGAGACGGTCCAAGCCCTTGAGCAAGCTCCTGCCGAGAACGTGATCAAGCTGCCCAAGCGGACAACCAAGCAGGGACGTTTTGAAGAGGCTCTGGAGCTGATGGCAGCCATTGAAAACAAGGAATTTGTAGCCCCTGAGGATGCTCAGTGGCTTGGAGGATACCAGACAACACCTGAGTACAAAGCTCAGATGAGAATTTACGAAGATTTCAAGGGCAAAGGCTTTGGAATCGGCGGGAATTAACAAGGAGGAAATGCAGTGACTAAGGGATTGAACGGCACTATCGCACCTCTTAAAAATGTGGCTCTGTTTACCGAGCTGGTGGAACGCGTCATGGAACGCCCGGCCCACCTTCCCGGCATGGCGACCTTCCACGGGTTCAGCGGCTACGGCAAGACATTTTCAGCCACCTACGCCGCAAATCTGTATAAAGCCCGGTACGTAGAGGTCGGCTCAAGCTGGACTAAAAAACGCTTTTGCGAAGCGCTGCTGGCCGAGATCGGCATCACTCCGAAAGGCCGCACCATTGCCGATATGGTTGACGCAATCATTGAGGCTTTAGCGCTCGACGACAAACCGCTGATTATCGATGAATTCGACTACGTGGCCGAGAAAGGCATGGTCGAGCTGGTTCGCGAGATTCACGATAAGACGGGCGCGGCCATCATTCTCATCGGCGAGGAACTGCTCCCGGCCAAACTGGAACGGTGGGAACGTTTCCACAACCGCATCCTGGACTGGCAAGCTGCCGCTCCTGCCGACTATGACGATGTTGTCCACCTTGCTCGTCTTTACTGCAACGATATTGGCATCGAGGACAAGCTCCTCCGCAAGATCGGTGAGGCGTCCCAGGGCCGGGTCCGGCGCATCTGCGTCAATATTGAGCGCGTCCGCGAACAGGCCATCGCCACCGGGCAGCTCTCCATCGACCTGAAGGACTTCGATGGCGAGTTGTTCACTGGCCGTCCGCCCAGGGGGAGGCTGTAATGGCTCGTCAACCGGCACACAAAGCCGCTCCCGGCTACAAAGAGTTTTGGCGCATCATGGTGCTTGAATTCGGCGTACACCAAATCTTCACCATCAAAGACATCTGGCTGAAGGTTGCGCGGGCAAACCATGGTACCAAAAGCACGATTCGCGACTACCTGAACCGCTTGGCCAAGGGCGGCTATGTGGAAAAGATCGAGGCCGAAGGTGAACGCGTGGTGGGCCGGGCCGTTACTTTCCGGCTGCTAAAGAGTGGTCTGGAAGCTCCCCGTCTTCGCAAGGACGGCACCGAAGTGACCATGGGTAGAAATCGCGAGCAGATGTGGCGCACCATGAAGATGGGAGACACTTTCAGCGCCGCTGATCTCGCCATCAACGCCTCCACCGCTGATGTCTTCATTAAAGAACCTGACGCCAAGGATTACATCAAGCACCTCCACAGGGCTGGCTATCTGGCCTTGGTCAAAAAGGCCAAGCCGGGATGCAATCAGGCTCGGTACCGTTTGATTCCGAGCCGGAACACCGGCCCACAGCCGCCTCAGATTCAGCGCATTAAACAGGTCTTTGATCCCAATTTAAACAAGGTTGTTTGGCAGGAGGGCAACAATGACTAGCGTTGCCATGAGTACCGCCAAGACCGCGTGGAACGGCCTGATGCCTGAATGGCTGATTGTTCTGGCTACGAAGTGCGACTCCACGAGTCAGGCCAAGACCGCCAAGCGAATCGGGTTCAGCCCTGCCGTCGTGAGCTTGGTCCTCAAAAACAAGTACTGCGGCAACCTCAACAACGTCGAAAAGGCCGTCCGTTTAGCCTTTATGCCCGGCACTGTGGTTTGCCCGATATTGGGCGAGATCAGCGAAGCCGATTGTGTACGGCATCAATCTCAACCTTTTGCAGCAACCAGCAGCATGAGTGTCAGGCTCTACAAGGCTTGCCGCCAATGCGAGCACAACGAAACCCAGGAGGATTAGACATGGCTAGTGAAACCGCACGTACCAACAAAGACCAGGGCTGGACTCCCAAGGGACCGATCAGCGGCAAGATGATGAATTGCACCGCACGGCTGCGGACCTTGGCTGACAGTTTGCCCTTCAAGGAACGCGAGGAAGCCAACTCGATCGCTAGCGCTATTGCTGCCGAAGCCAATCGTGTCGACAGCCTGGAACTCGCCACCGTCAACTAGGAGACATCATGAAAACCAACGAGAACACCATCCCTTCGGGATACATGGAAAATGCCAAGGGCGACCTCGTCGCTGAAGGCAACATCAAGGACGTCGACAAGCTCAGAGATGAGCTGGTCAAGGAGCTGGTGCTCAAGGCCAAGATGTACAGGGGCGGCATCGCCGATTTCAAAGGCACCGCCATGGGCGACATTGAGGCTTTCATCGAAACCAGCGCCGAGAAGTATGACACCAAGCTCGGCGGCAAGAAAGGAAATGTGACTCTCCTCAGCTTCGATGGCCGCTACAAGGTCGTCCGTCAGATCACTGAACACCTCACCTTTGACGAGCGCCTTCAGGCTGCCAAGGCTCTGATCGACGAATGCCTCCGAGAGTGGACCGAGGATGGACGGGATGAGGTCAAGACCATCATCAACGATGCCTTCCACGTAGACCAGGAAGGCAAGATCAACGTGGGCCGCATCCTCGGCCTTCGACGCCTGGATATCTTCGATGAACGCTGGGGCAGGGCCATGAAGGCCATTAGCGACAGCCTCCAGGTCGTCGGCTCCAAGCCTTACGTCCGGTTTTATGAACGGGACGAAGGCGGCAAATACAACCCCATTCCGCTCGACATCGCGGCACTGTAGGAGGCCCCATGGAAAGGACAATCCCCATATCCCGTCTCCACGCGTCCGAGACTCAGACTCTCAGGCTGTTGGCGCTGATCAAAGACATGGTGACTGTACTGCGCACGGCTGCTTCCGACGGCGTGTCTGATCTGTTGGATCGTGCCGTCGCAGTTGAGGCAGGGGTTCGGACGGACCTGCCGAACTCCATATTGCTGCGTGAAACATTGGAACAGGCCGAGGCTTATTTTTCCCGGCTGCGTGGCGATGACGATCCGATGGTCCAGCAGATTCGGGCCACGTTGGCCCACGCGTAAACCTGTAACCGACGAGGAGAACTCATGAACAAAGGCGAACTGATCAAAGCTGTTGTGAAGAACAAACCTGAACGCATTACTGCCGGAGATGTTGAACAGATGGTGAACGCCACCCTGGAAGAGATCAAGAACGCTCTGGCCAAGGGTAAGGATGTCAAGATCACCGGCTTCGGCAGCTTCAAGGTTAAGGAACGTAAAGCTCGTACTGGCCGCAATCCGCGCACCGGCGCTGAGGTCGCAATCCCGGCAAAGAAGGTGGTCAAATTTAAGCCCGGCAAAGAACTCGCCGAGTCTGTTGAATAAGCGAAACTGCCCCAGCCAGGGGCAGTCGTCGAGGCGTGGCGGTCTCGGCCTGATGAGCAGCCAGCAAGGAGAAAATATGAGTATATCTGCTGAACAATGGGACAAAGTTGCCAAAGACTTGGAGCGCCTTTGCGCCCCTGTCAAATTTCAACTTGGCGACATGACCATTACCTATACTCTGGAACGAGCGTCCGTCTTTTCCAACGTTATCACGACATTCGTTAATGACGAATTCAAAGGGGCTTGGGGTTCCAAAAGGAAGAGCTTCCCGGAGCAGCAATTCCTCAACACCAAGTGGTCTTATGTCTATGACGCCAAGTCTCGCAAGAGGGCCAAGAGGATGAGCAAGAAACTTCGCAGAGAGCTTGGAATTGATCCCGATAAAAAGGCCGAATTTTACACACCGCTTTGGACCTCAATCACCTCTTTAATCCGTCATTTAAAGACGATCGACGGATTAACAATCGTGGAGGAGAACTAGGCATGCCCAGCCTGAAAGCGCCCCTTAGAATCCCTGCCACCAAGGGGAAAAACGCATGGCCTTTACTTTGCGTTTTTCCCGGCGACCACCGGGAAACATGGTGCAACTATGGAGGAAATAAGAACAATTTCCGCCTACAAATCGGCAACGCATTTTACCGGCGTCCCAATGAACGCCGTTCCTTCCTGAGCGCCGCCGAAGTCGGGCGTGTCCTGGGTGAGCGTATCGCCACAGCCTTCGGCGTGGACTTTGGTGAGACTCCAGGCGGGACGGCCCAGGTAAACCTTTATCTGCCAAGAGGAGCGAAGGTTTGGTACCGCGAGCGAGGCAAGCTGCCAGAGGGCGAAAGGATCTCCGCACCTCCCTTCCTGAAGGACGGCAAATGGGTTGTCATTCTCACTTACTCCAAAAAGCTCGTGCCGGTGACGTCTGTGAAACCTCGGACGGTGCCAATGGCGGAAGCAAGCATTGAACCGGAATGCGAGGGACTTGACTAATGGAAATAGCAATATCAATTCGTCAGCCTTGGGCGGCTCTGATCGTGCTTGGTTTCAAAGATATTGAAAATCGTACTTGGAAACCTCCGGCACGATACCTCGGAGAGACAGTCCTCATTCACGCCGGTGTGCGGCCTGATCAAGATGCTCTTGAGTTCCCCCGGCAGTCAGTCAAAGAGGCCGCTACCCGGCTGGCCGCACACTGTGGCGTCCTACAAAATTTCAAACACATGGCCTATCACTTCCCTGACGCTTTTAAAATGGGCGGGATAGTGGGGAGCGCCATCATCCATAGCGCCCGACTGAATGGCAGCATTTCGTTGTGGGCCTCCCAACAACCGGGCACATGGCATTGGCATCTTGTGGCCGGATCAACATGTCCTTTCATCCCGTGTAGAGGGCAACTCGGATTTTTCAAGACTATCGTTTCTGAACAAGTCCCTTCCCGGCCCCCTCGGGTTCGGCAGGGATCGCTTTTGGATTAATCTTTTATCTGCAATCTGGAGGAATGATGACAGTTAATTTTGATGTTCCCGAATCGGATATGGAACTGATTTTTCAGATCGTAGATCGTGGTGAAAAACTTATGGAGGCTCACTCCCTGCCGGATCGTGACAAAACGGATATGCTTATGGACTTGGTGGCCTGTCACGCAAACGGGACACCTTTGCGGCTGGAACAAATGTTGAATGCGGACGACGTTAATTTTGCTCACGATTTTTTTGGCATTCAGGGACACATTGACCGGGAAACCGCACAAATGGCGAATTGCTTCTTGCCGCGCTTTGCTGACACCTCGGCAATGGTGTGATCCTAGGAAACACAACATGTCTGACCACTACCGATGCAAGCAATGCGGGGCTTCGTTGATCTACGATCACTGCGATTGCAAATACAAATTCGGGAAACCGACGGAGAGAGACAATGGCAAGACAGAAAAAGTACAATCCGAATTGGAGACGAAGTCTGCTGGCGAAAATTCACATGGGTCGAAAACAACTCGGCATGGATGACGATGATTATCGCTTCATGCTGGCTGACCGATATGACGTCGATAGTGCTGGCGCTTTGAGCATGAACCAACTCGACGATCTCAAAAAACACATGGAAAACTTGGGCGCATCTTTTACCAAAGCCAAGCCATCCGGGAAACCCTACGTCCGCAAAATCTACGCGCTGTGGGGCGAGTTGCAGACTATGGGCGTCATCAAGCAATCCGGCAAGGAGCCGTGCATTGCATGGGTACAACGCCAGACCAAAGGGGATACTCCTGATGGCAAAGGCGTCCAAAGCCCGGAATGGCTGACCCGCGAACAGGCCATGTACTTGATTGAAGCCCTGAAGGATTGGATTGCTCGGGAAATTCAGGAACAGGAGGCCGAGTAACGTGAGCAATGAGCACTGGCCCAAAGGTCTGCGCGAGATCGCCTTGGTGATCGGCGATGAGGCCGCGCTCATTCTCGCCGGTGAGATCGGCGGCGTGTCTTTCTATGTGCCGGAAAAGGCCAGAGAGAAGCACTGGCTCGTCAATCTGATCGGCCTCGACGTTATGAGTAAACTGTGCGCTGTCTATGGCCGAGACTATTTGACCGTCCCGCAAGGTGCGTTTCTGAATGACAAGAAGGGACAGATCAAAAGGTTATGGCAATCCGGCGAGTATTCCAAGCGCCAGATCGCGATTCAGACCAAGTCGACAGAGCGATATGTCCGCCTCGTGATTAATGGACACGGCGGCCCAAGGCAGGGAACCTTGCCACTGGAATGACCCATCTTGACAAGAACGGTGGATCACGACACCCTAAATAACCACTTCACAATAACGCCCCGGTTCTCCGGGGCTTTTTTTATGTCAACCGGAAGCCTTCCGGGTGATGATTCCCTTCGTTCCTCCGTTATCCAATAGTCCTACCGATTGTCCCTCGGTCACTGTAGGAGGCGGGCCGTCCCGCCCAAAAAAGCGGTTCGTCTCCTCACCTTGGGACGCAACACCAGGAGGGGCAATGCCATCATTCGGTAAAACATCGCGTCGACGTCTCAAAACCTGTCACCCCGATCTTCAACGCGTCTTTAAACGCGTCGTTAAAGAGCACGACTGCACGGTCATCTGTGGCCGTCGCGGGCGCAAGGCTCAAGATCTGGCCTATGCCAACGGCAATTCCAAGGTCCAGTGGCCGAACAGCCGACACAACGCCGAAGCCCCGGAGCTGTCCGAGGCCATCGACGTCGGGCCGTATGTCTCCGGCAAGGGCATCATATGGGATGCGCGATCCTGCGCCTTTTTTGCTGGCAAGGTCATGGAAGTGGCCAAGGAGGAAGGCGTCGACCTCAGGTGGGGCGGCGATTGGGACGGCGACAACGATCTGACGGATCAGAAATTTAACGACCTCGTTCATTTTGAGCTGGTCAAAAAATAGGAGGCATCGTGAACGGTTCCAAAAACTTCCTCGCGAGCAAGACCTATCAGGGCATCATTGTCATGATTCTGGTCAAAATCATGGCTGCCGTGCTGCCCAAGCTCGGCGTCGAGCTGCCGGACACCGATCTGACTTACATGGCCGAGCAGCTCATCTTCGCCGCTGGCGCTGTGTGGGCCGCTGTCGGACGCGCCACCGCCAAGAAGGACGTCGCCTTGGGCAAAGGCTCCGTGGCGTTGGCCCTGCTGTTGTGCGTGGGCACGACCACCGGCTGCGCGATCAAACAGGTGGCGCAACATCCGGCGCACGAACAGGCCCGTTTCTATGCCGCTGAGCTTGGCCGGACTTACATTGATCTCCACAACGGCTATCTGGAGGCATGGCCGAGCCTGACTTCCGAACAGCAAGTGTGGGCTGGTGAGCACCTGAAGCCGGTGATGAACAAGGCCAAGATCGCCATCGACATGGCCATCGGTGCAGCCAAAACCTGGAGCATCGCCGCCGAGAAGTGCGAGGCTATTGATGTCGAGGCCAGAGCCGACGACAACGGCACTCAGAGCGACAGCGCCCAGCTCGCCGCCTTGGAATCCGATTTGGCCAAGTGCGAGGCCGCTCGCATCGACTATGAAGCCCTGGCCAAAGAAGCCATGGACCTCCTCGACTCGGCCCAACGTCTTTATCAGGCATGTCAGGACACCCCGAAAACCCTTATTGAGCAGGAGATTTGATCATGGCTGAACAGTCTTTTTTCGCCGACCCTGAAACTCAGGAAGCGCTACTCGACATGGCCACAACGGTGGCCGGAGACCTCGGCGTCGCCTCGACTATCACTATCCCCGCTGCCGTTGTGGTCAAGCTGTTGCTCCGCATGGCTGACGCCGGAGTCGAGATCCCCAGCAACCTCGATCTGACTGCCCTCCAGGAAGAGCTTCGCTCCCTGGGAGAGCTGCCCGGTTAGGAGGTAGGTGTGGACGCTTTTTTCAGAGCCTACTACCCCTACATCATTTTTGCCCTCAATGGCGTGGCCCTTCTGGTGGGCCTCGCCATTACGGGCAAACTGATGACCAGAAAAGATTGTGACGAGTGCCGCAAGTCTTGTTCCGAGACGAATGAAGAACGGACCAAGGAACTGGCCGCTCTTGAACAGCGCGTGGCGCGGAACGAAGACAAGCTCGATGAACTCCCCACGGACAAGGACGTCCATGGTCTAACCCTTGCCATGGCGAAAGTGGCGGGCGAGGTCAGTGAGCTTTCCAAGGAGATGGGTGGGAAATGGGACGTTCTGGCCGAGAGGATTGAGGGCGTCAAGGAATCGCAACGAGCAACCAAGGAATTAACCAACAGACTGGACAATTTCCTAAGAAACCAGAAGGCATAAGATGAACGCCGCATATATCAAACACATCACCGAGAGCTTCCGTCTATGCGTCCTCCGGGTTCTGCTCGAACTGCCCGGCCACTCCGCCAACGAATCCGTCATCGAGAAAATCACGAGTCGGAGCTTCGGCTTTGACGCGGACCGTGACCGACTGCGGACTCAGCTGGAATGGTTGGCCAGCAATGGGTTGATCGAATTGTCCGGCGAGTGCGAGGAGTGCGTGGTGGCCAAGCTGACCAGGGACGGCGCGAAAGTGGCCAAGGGACAAATGAAAGCATCCGGCGTCGACACGCCGTCTTTGTAGGGGGATTTATGTGGGAATCTCTGAAACCAATACTTGTTTTCGTGCTTGTCATTCATCTTTTCGTTTTTGCCGGATTTGGTTTTTGGAAGGTCTTTTTCCGGGACGTTCCTTGCCCGTTCTGGTGGGCTATCTTTTTCGGCAGCGCATTTGTTGCTGGCATGGCTACAGCCATGAAAGGAGCTTGATGTGGCACGAGGTAAGCCGTCGCGCATTGATCTTCTGGATGAAGACCTGAGGGTGGCCATCAATAGTGCCTTGCGCGAAGGCGTCACTCAGACGGCCATTCTGGAGCGTTTCAACGTGGTCCTGGAAGAGCGCGGCGAGGAGCCGCTCTCTCGCTCCGGCCTGAGCCGATATGCAACGCGTGTCGGAAAGATGGATGAGCGGATGAAACTGGCTCGCGAGTATGCGGATCGGTTGACCAGCAGCCTCGGCGAAGCCGCTCAAAAGACGGACCTGGGCCGCGCCTCATCCGAGATGCTCAAGACTTTGGTCTTTGACAAGATGCTTGATGCTGAAGGCGACGAAGGTGATATCGACTTTGATCTGGGCGACCTCAAGTCTCTTTCTCTGACGCTGAAGAATATAGCTTTGGCCAGCAACCTTGATCTGGATCGCGAGCTGAAGATCAAAACGGAAGCTCGCAAGCAAGCTCTTGAAGATGCTGCCAACGCGGTCGAGGAGGCGGCTGTCGAAAAAGGGTTGGATGAAGAGCAAGCTCGCTTTTGGCGTGAAAAGGTTCTGGGGGTTCGCTGATGAGCCTGATGCCTCCTGTCGCAGATGTGAAGCGTCTCGTCGCTGCCGAGGAGTTCCCGGCCAGTGTCCGCGAGATCAGAGCCGACCTCGATCCACGCCTGGAAGGTGTGCTCATGGAACACCAGTCCGATTGGATCAAGCTCTGTGCTGGCGAAGATCTGACGGCTGCGGAAAAGGGACGTCGAACCGGTATTACCTTTGCCACGGCCCTGGACGTGTCCATCACCGCCGCCTCGCAAAAGAGCGCGGGCGGTGACAACGTCTATTACATCGGCGACACCAAGGAAAAAGGCTTGGAGTTCATCGGCTACTGCGCACACATGGCCAAGGTCATGGCAGCCGGTGCCGATGAAATGAGCCATTCCGGCGTCGAGATGGTCCTCTTTGAGGACTACGACAAGGTCAAGGATCAGACTCGCTACATCACCGCCTACCGCATCCGCTTCGCTACCGGCTTCCAGATCATGGCGCTGTCCAGTCGCCCGGAGAACATCCGTGGTCTCCAGGGAATCGTCATTATCGATGAGGCGGCATTCCACAACAACGTTCAGGCCGTCATCGATGCCGCTCTCGCTCTCCTGATCTGGGGTGGTAAGATTCGGATCATATCCACCCACAACGGCACCCAGAATGCGTTTAATCAGCTCATTAAAGACGCACGAGCTGGCGAGAATGCGTTTAAAGTTTTCTACTGCGATTTCGACATGGCCGTGGAGAATGGTCTCTATGAGCGCCGCTGCTTTATGCAGGGCAAAGAGGCGACGGCTGAAGGCAAAGAAGAGTGGTATAAGAAAGTGCGTGGTGCCTATGGCTCTAACAAAGCCGCCATGCGCGAGGAATTGGACTGCATTCCCCGCGACGGCTCCGGCGTGGCCATCCCCACTGTGCTCATCGAGCGAGCCATGCGCGAGGAGCGCCCGGTCCTTCGCCTGTCCTTCAACAAGGAGTGGGCGCTCAAGTCCAAAGAGTACCGCAAGAGCTTTGTCGAAGACTGGATTGAGCTGCATGTCCAGCCGCTCCTGGAAAAGTTGGACACCTCTATCGAGCACTCCTTCGGATCGGATTACGCCCGCCATCGCGACTTCGCTCAGTTCGTGCCTATCGCCGTTCCGAACAACCTTTGCCGTTATGTCCCGTTCGTCATTGAAATGCACAATGTGCCGACTCGACAGCAGAGACAAGTCATCTGCCATTGCATTGAACGCTTGCCGCGCTTCCGGGCTGGCGCAATGGACGCAAGCGGCAACGGTGAAACCATTGCTGAATACACTGCCGAAGATTTTGGCCATGATCGCATCCTCCAGGTTAAGCTGAACGATGCTTGGTACAAGGCCAACATGCGGACCTTTCAAGATGCTTTTGTGGACGATACCTTCGACCTCCCCAAAGACGGCAATCTCCGAAATGACCTCCGCGCTCTGGAGGTAATCGACGGCATTATCAAGCTTCCCAAGCTCACCAAGAAAGACCTGAAGGAGCCTGAGAAGAAACGCCACGGCGACTTCGCCATCGCTTTGGCCCTGGGATACATTGCCACGTTGCACGACGTCGCTCCGTGCGAGTTCCTAGTCGGTGGACAGCATCGCGATCTCGGCATGTTCAGACCGGATCATAGCAGCGGCACGGACGTCACATCGATTTTAGAAACCGGAATCGACTGGAGTGGATTCAATGACTGATACCGAAAAAACACCGCAGGCTGAATTAATTGAATATGCCGCCGCAGGAGGTCTCAATGACCTTGAAGTTTATGTTGGCGAGATCGTGCCGAATAAGGACCGGGTGCTACAATCCCTAGGCGGCGATCTCGATGAATATGAAAAGCTCCTTCGGGACGGTCAGGTTGAATCCTGCCTTCAGCAGCGCCGGGACGCGGTTATTGCTCGCGATTGGAAGGTCACCCCTGGAGGCGACGAACAGCGGGATCGCGATGCCGCCGACTTCCTCCGCGAACAACTCGACAACATCAAATTTGACCGCAAGACCCGCATGATGCTGGCCGGTGTGTTCTATGGCTATGCGGTGGCTGAATGCATGTGGGCCATGGAGGACGGCAAGGTCGTCCTCCATGACATAAAAGTTCGCAAGGCCAAACGATTTAATTTCGACAAGGACGGCAATGTCCGCCTCAGAACGATGGGCGATCCCGATGGCAAGGCGATGCCGGAACGCAAGTTCTGGACGTTTAGCTCCGGCTCCGACGACGATGATTCCCCCTATGGCCGTGGTCTTGCCTATTATCTGTACTGGCCGGTGTACCTGAAACGCAACGGCGGCAAATTCTGGGCCATCTATCTTGATCGCTTTGCGGCCCCTACGGCTTTGGCCAAGTACCCTGAGAGCACAGCGGATCAGAATGCCAAGCAAACCGCCTTGGAAGCGGCCATGGCCATTCGCACTCGCGGAGCCATGGCCATCCCGAAAGGATTTGAGCTAGAGCTTCTGGAGGCGCTTAAGTCTGCTGGTGGGGATTACGAAAAGTTCCTGCTCTATTGGGATGGCGACATCGCCAAGATCATCCTCTCCCAAACCGGCACCACTGACGCCAAGCCTCACGTCGGTACCGCCGATGTGCATAGCCAGGTCCGCCTGGACATCATCAAGTCCGATGCCGATCTCGTTTGCGAATCATTCAACGACGGCCCTGCCAAGTGGCTCACCGATTGGAACTTCCCCGGCGCTGCCTACCCGAAGGTCTCCCGCGTCATCGAAGACCCCGATGAGGTCAAGTCGAACATGGATCGCGATGAGAAGCTGCACGAGATGGGATATGAGTACACAGATGACGAGCTGCGCCGCCGTCATGGCGATGGGTGGAGGCGAAAAGAGGAAACGGCAACCGTTCCCCAGGGCGACGCACCGGCGGCGTTTGCTGAAGGAACCGAAGGCGACGATGTGGACATGCTTACGGATCAGCTCGACGAGCTGGCTGCCCAGGACATGCAAGAGGCCATCGACGCCATCAAGGAGCTGGTCAACGATCCAACCATCACGACCCTTGAGGAGCTGAGTGAGCGGCTGCTCGATGCTTTCCCAGACCTTGACCTGAACGGCCTCGCCACGCTCATGACCAGTGCCGGTGCTCTTTCCACTCTTCAGGGAATGGCGGCTCAGGATAATGACTAGCATTATGCAGGGCGGCACTCCCTTTCAGGAAGCCATCGACACCTTCAAAAACAAGGTCCGGCTCCCAACGTCCCATTGGACGGACATCTGGGAGCAGGAGCATGGTCGTGCCTTTGTCGTGGCCGGTGCCATGAAGGATGATCTGCTCACCGATTTCCAGAGCACCATCCAGAAAGCCATTCAGAACGGCACGACGCTGGCCGACTTCAGAAAGGACTTTGACAAAATCGTGGCCCGCCATGGCTGGAGCTACAATGGCAGTCGAAGCTGGCGAACGCGGGTCATCTACCATACCAATCTTCGACAGGCCCACATGGCTGGCCGATGGCAGCAAGCCCAGCGCCTCGCCCAGGTCAGAGCCAAGCGCGGCGAGAAGGTCTACCTTCGATATGTGGCCGTCCTCGACAACCGCACCCGCGATCAGCATCGCAAGTGGCACGGCCTGATCCTGCCAATAGATCATCCGTTCTGGCATACCCATTACCCCATGAACGGATGGGGCTGCCGCTGTACCGTCCAGGTGCTCACCGAGCGCGATCTCAAGCGCCGTGGCCTGTCTGTCTCCGACGATCCTGACATCAAAGACGTTGAGCATACCATCAATACACCGACCGGCCCACGCACGGTGAAGGCTCCTGAAGGAATCCATCCGGGCTTCGCGAGCAACCAGGGCGAGGCGGCTTGGGGGCGTCAGCTTTCCGAGGATGCCTTCCGGCAATTCAACACCTCCGGTGCCAAGCGCTGGAAGCCGTTGACCGAAGGCGGCTATATGGAAGCCGGACGTCCCGCCAAGGTTCCGTCGGAGAAGCCGGTGGCCAAGCTGGCTGCCAAGGCTGCCGACACGAGCGAGATGGAGGGAATGATCCGCAAGGCTATCGGCGGCGAGGCCGAAAAGGTGTTCACCCTGGCCGACGGTTCGCCGCTTTTGGTGGACGCAGCCACGCTGGCCGAGCACATTGATATTTCCCGTTCACCGTTCATCCCGCTTTTGCCGGAGCTGATCGATGACCCCTACGAAATATGGATGACGTTTGAGCAAAGCGAGGCCACCGGCAAGGTCGTGCTCAGGAAACGTCTCATCAAGGTCGTGGCGCTGGAGAAGGACAAGCTGCTGGTTCTGGTGGCGAATGCCTCCAGGGGAATGTTTACAGGGTGGACGTTCATCCCGATCCGCAGGATGCAGGAGGTGAATAGTCTGCGTCGA